AGCAGCATCTAAACTAACTGGAGCTTTACCTGCTATTGATGGTTCTAGTCTAACTAATCTACCTGGTGGTGGTAAGGTATTACAGGTTGTTACTGGTGCTGCTCAAAGTTCTAGGGTAACTTTTTCCTCAACAACATTTGCTGATACTGGATTAACTGTAGATATAACTCCATCAGCAACAAGTAGCAAAATACTTGTTATTGCTAGTGGTGATTCTTGGATTCAAGGTACTGGTTGGAACGCTTATCTAGAAATAAGACTAATGAGAGATTCTACAGAAATAAGTAGGGTTCGGAATGCTTATGATTCTGGTAATTCAACTTTTGGTGCAAGATTAACCAATGCACATACTCTGTCAATCCTTGATTCACCTTCCACAACAAGTGCTGTAACTTATAAAGTACAAGGTGCACTTCAGGGTACATTATATAATGCTGTTGGATATATACCAGGAAGAGACAGTGCTGACCATTTGAAGAATTGTACAATAATAGCAATGGAAATAGGAGCGTAATATGAGTATAGGAACAATAGAAGCATTACAATCTTTAAAGCCAAAGGCAGAGTGGGTACTTCGTGGAGATGTATTAGAATGGCACGATTTAGTACAGACAGAACCTACTCAATCTGAAATTGATGCTGAAATCACAAGACTACAAGCAGAATATGACAGCCAAGAATATGCTCGTAACCGTAAGGCAGAGTACGACAAACTCAACCAATTTGAGATGCAATATGATGACCAACAGAATGGTACTACTACTTGGATTGACAGTATTAATTCAATCAAGGCTAAATATCCCAAGGGAGGTAACTAATGTCAACCATTAAATCGAGTTCTGACCACTTAACACTTAATGCTGATGGTGCTTCAAAGGAGATTAAATTCCAAGAGAACGGAGTTGAAGTAGGTACAAGTGCTACTATGGCATTTACAGGTACAGCCCAGTCATTCACAGAAGACCAAACCTTTGAAGCAATAACTGAAACTAAGACAGTTAAGTCTGCTTCGTTTACACCAGATTTATCAAATGATGGTACTTTGTATTCTTGTACTGGCACTATGACAATCACTATGCCAACAGCAGAAAGTGGTAAGTCATTCACAATCATTCACGCAACTGCTACAAGTATTACTTGGGCGGGTACGATTAAATGGAGCGGTGGCACAGCACCAACTGCTGATGCTGGTATTGATATTTATGTATTCGTATCAGATGGCACTAATTGGTACGGTATGCAATCTGGAACTGGATTCGCCTAATGTTTGGCTCGTTAAGAATGATGATGGCTTCGGCTGGTGTTGCCGTTGAATATGATATAGAATATTTAGTTGTAGCTGGTGGTGGTTCTGGAGGTGGTCACGGAGGTGGTGGCGGTGCTGGAGGATATAGAACATCAACTGGATTTACTGTGGAAAGTAACACAAATTACACAGTTACAGTTGGTGCTGGTGGATCGGCAGCCAATGCAGGAAATGTAGGTGTTGATGGTTCAAATTCAGTATTTAGCTCAATTACATCTACTGGAGGAGGTGGAGGTGGTGGAGATGATAGCTCTACCTCTACTGGTAGAGATGGTGGTTCAGGAGGAGGTGCAGGATATTCAGGAAATGTTAGAACTGGTGGAATAGGCAATACTCCAAGTACATCTCCCTCTCAAGGAAATAATGGTGGTGCTAATAGCTCTGGTTCTCCATATCCAGCTGGTGGTGGTGGCGGTGCTGGTGCAGTAGGTGGTAATGGTTCTGGTTCAACATCAGGTTCAGGAGGTGTAGGTACAGCTTCTTCAATTACTGGTTCATCAATTACAAGAGCTGGAGGTGGTGGTGGTACTGGGTATTCAGCAATCACACAAGGTTCAGGTGGTTCTGGGGGTGGAGGAGCTGGTGGAAGTGCTGCTAGTAATGGAACATCAGGAACAGTTAATACTGGAGGAGGTGGAGGTGGTTCTGGAGGTGGAACACCAGATACTGGTATTTATTCTGGTGCTGGTGGCTCTGGTGTAGTTATTTTAAGAGTGCTTACAGAAAACTATTCTGGTACTACAACTGGCTCACCAACTGTTACTACTGATGGCTCATATACAGTATTAACCTATAACGCTTCTGGCACATACACGGGATAATTTATGTCACATTACGCAAAAGTAGAAAACAACATAGTCACACAAGTGATTGTCGCAGAGCAAGACTTTGTAGATGCTTTATCTGATTCAGATTTATGGATTCAAACTTCATATAACACTCGTGGCGGTATTCACTACGCACCTAATAGTAAGATTCAAGATGATGGTACACCGTTACGTAAAAACTATGCTGGTATTGGGTTTACTTATGATGCTATAAAAGATGCTTTTATTCCACCACAACCTTATTCTTCTTGGGTTTTAAATGAGGATACTTGTGGGTGGGATTCGCCAGTACCTTATCCAACAGATGATAAGAGATACGAATGGAATGAAGAAACTACATCTTGGATATCACTGGAGGCTAATTAATGGAAGATAGAGTTAAGAGACTAGAGGATACTACAGCTAGGCACGATGAACAGATAGCTAAGTTATTCTCTCAGATGTCAGATATGAATAGTCACCTGACGAGTATCCAGAAGACCTTAGACCAGATTAAGTATATTGCTATTGGTATGGTTATCTACTTTACTCTACAAGAGTTTGGATTCTTTACTGCGTTTAAGCTAGCTAGTAAATCTATAGGTGGATGATATGGGAAATAGTTCTAATACCAGACTGCTCCTTACTCTACCCCTACTTGCTCTGTTGTTAACTAGTTGTGTCTCACTGCCTAATCCCTTCAGTGATGATAAGTTAGAAGTAGACACACAGATAGGCAAGGTTAACGAGAAGGTAACAGGGGTAAAATCAGACGAACTAGTAATAGGTAATAGTGAGACTACCACTGCAGAATATGTAGTCGAGGATAGCAAATATGGGACGATTAGAGCTACTACTGTAGAAGTAGATGAGCAAGTACCTGTATGGGTATGGTTACTTATGATACTAGGTTGGTTACTTCCTAGTCCTACAGAGATTTATAAAGGCTTAGGTAAACTATTAATTAACATAAAGAGGTTTATAAAAGAATGACATACAGACAAATTATTAATGCAGTCTTACGTAGACTAAGAGAGGACCAGATTAGTAGTGATTGGTCAGGTGACCTTGTTGGCTCCACTGGCCCCACTGATTACCAAGTAATGATTGGTGACTTTGTTAATGAAACAAAGAGAGAAGTAGAGGATGCTTGGGACTGGACTAGTTTAAGAAGAACAGAAACTGTTACTACTGTAGCTGATACTAGAACATATAACTTACCTAGTACATCTCAAAGCACTAGAATTATGTCAGTACAAGAGCAGGGACAGGGTGGTACGTTACAACACGTTCCTTCTGATTGGATTAAGAAGACACAATATCCTAGTGAATCAGCCACTATCCCTAGTTACTTTTCTGTAGTGGGGACAAGCTCTGGATTGTTAACAGCTCAGTTATATCCTAAACCAGACACAGCTTACTCTATTGATTTTCACCTAACTGACCCACAAGATGATTTAACTGAAGCAACAACAATCTTGACAATTCCTGAATATCCTGTTATACTAGGGGTATGGGCTAGAGCTATTGCTGAGAGAGGTGAAGATGGGGGTACTCTAACAGATATGGCTCAATTACAATATCAATCAGCATTATCAGATGCTATTGCACAGGACGTAGGCAGACACACAGACGAGGTTATTTGGAATGCCATCTAAGGAAATACAACCACTTGTTCTAGACTCTATTGGGATATACGGTCTTAATAGACAAGCATCTCCTAGCTCTATAGACCACCAGTGGCTCACATCGGCCACTAATACTATGTTGGATGATAGAGGTAGAATAACAACTAGACAAGGTATTAAACAGATAACTACAACTATTGGGTCCTCTAGTAGTAATAGTGATATTGTTAAATCACTTGGTGAATATATTAATACTAGTGGTTCATCAACTATCTTTGCTGGTGCTAATGATAAGATATATAAATTAAACACAGGTAACACTCCGTACACTTTAGATGAACAAACATTCACAGGTACACCACAAACATTAACTGATGGCAACTGGGAGTTTACTAACTTCAACGATAAGTTTTATGGGGTACAGGCTAGTCATAAACCTATTTATTATGATGGTACTAACTGGATGGACCTTGAGGATGCTACTGGCTTCTCAGCTCCAGGTGGTGTTACTACTTTTAACCCTACTTGTTGTACTGGTAACTTTGGTAGACTATGGGTATCAGGTGTAGCAGAAGCTAACGATGTAGTTTACTTCTCCGATACTCTTATTGGCCATAAGTTTAATACTGGTGCTGCTGGCTCTTTAGATATGAAGACAGTATGGGGTGGTGATGAAGTAGTTGCTTTATCTAGTTTTATGGGTAAGTTAGTTATATTTGGTAAGAAGAATATTGCTATCTATAATGACCCTTGGGACCCATCAGCTGCTGCCTTCCAACTAGATGAAGTAATTGAAGGTGTAGGTTGTGTAGCTAGAGATTCAGTACAGGCCCTTGGTGATGATATTGTCTTCCTATCTAACTCTGGTCTACGTTCTTTAAGTAGAACTAAGATTCAAGATAAGATGCCTTTGACGGACTTATCTAAGAATGTTAAAGATGAATTAACTACTCATATTATTAATGCAGATATGGACCAAGTTAAAGGTCAGTATTGTTTATGTGGTGGTTATTATGCTTTGTCATTCCCAGATAGAAATATTGCTTATGTGTTTGACTTTAAAGGTATTAATCCAGACCAAACACCTAGAGTAACTACTTGGAACTTTGAAACTAAGAAGACACTTAAAGCTTTACTGTCTACTACAGATGGTGTTATGTATATTGGTGGTGGTAATTCAGATTATGCAGGTAGAGTTGGAAAGTATGATGATTATTATGATGTAGAGAAGGATGATGTTACAGCTAGTTATGCTAATCAAACAGTATGTGAAGCAGCTGGACATACGTGGGAATCAACTAATTCTAAGTGTTGGGAGACAACAAACAACACATATCAAGCAGCCTTTAAAACTGTATGGTTAGATTTTGGTCAACCTTCAGTGGCTAAACTACTTAAGAGATTCTTAGCTGTTATCTCTGGTGGTAAGAATATGTCAGTGACTATGAACTGGTATAGAGATTATGGTGTTACTTCTGATTCAGCAAGTTTTACTTTATCTCCTACTGCTAGTGGCTCTACATATTTATGGGGAGGTTCTACTTCTTTATATGGAGCAGCTAAGTATGCACCTTCATTCCAACCTGCTGAATATAAATTATCTCTATCTAAATCAGCTAAGGTTTTAAGAATGGAGATGTTGGGAACTGTTAATGGATTTAAAGCCTCATTACAGAATATGACTATATGGGCTAAGCAGGGTAAAATACGCTGATTTTAAACAAGGAAAAATAAGATAATGAGTAATTATAATTTACAAGTAAACTGGTCAGGTAAGGATGCGTTGAGTGATTCAGATGCCGACAAAGTAATATCAGGTGATGATTTTAATACTGAGTTCACAGCAGTACAAACAGCAGTAAATACTAAAGCAGATATTAATGG